CGATCCCCGTCAACGTCGTGGACCTCTCACCCGAGGAAGAGGCGATGATCCTCGCGACCTTCGACCCGATCGCCGCGATGGCCGAGGCCGACAAGCAGATGCTCGCCGGCTTGATGGAGTCGATCGAGACGGAGGATGCGGCGATCCGTGACCTGTTGCGAGGGCTCGCCGATGAGGTGCCGGACTTCGCGCCCATCTCGGAGGACGAGGTTCCCCGGCTCGACGAGAAGAAGAAAGCAGTCTGCCCGGAGTGCGGCCATGAGTTTACGCCTTGACTGGTGCGACCACAAGGCCGCGAAGTATGCCTGTGAAAAATGGCACTATACAGGGAAGATCCCGGTAAACAAACTCCTCAACGTCGGCGTGTGGGAAAATGGCGCCTTTGTGGGGGTCGTTATCTACGGCCTCGGCGCGTCCGCCGTGATGCACAAGCAGTTCGGGGTGTCGAACACCGAAGCCTGCGAACTCGTCCGGGTCGCCCTCGATAACCACGACGCCCCGGTGTCGAGAATTTTAAGCATCGCTTTGAAGTTCCTGCGCCGGAAGTGCCCGGGGATAAAAGTCGTGGTCTCGTTCGCTGACCCCTCACAGGGCCACCACGGCGGGATCTATCAGGCGACGAACTGGCTTTACACGGGGATGTCGGCCGAGACGACCGAGTATTATTATAATGGAGATTGGCGGCACGTCACGGATGTTTATAAGCGGCTTCCACGAGAACAGATAAAGCGGCTACCCTCGCGGAAGCGCCCGGGCAAATACAGATACGTTTATCCACTGACCGATGAAATGCGTACACGGATAGCCCCGCTCAGAAAGCCCTATCCGAAACGCGCGTCGGTAGTTCAGAGCGCAGAACGCCCGGCCAACCAGCCGGGAAACGGGGGTGCAATTCCCACCCCGACGCATCCTTCTGATCTCGTCTCCGAGACCGGAGGCGCCGCGACATGACCGCCCTCACCGAAGCCGCCCGCAACGCCATCGCCGCCGCCCACGTCGCGAGAAAAGAGAAGCTGCTCGCCCCGCTCCGCACCCAGCTCAACCGGGCCGCCGCCATGCACTTCCAGCGACAGAAAGACCTGCTCGACCGCCGCCTACGGGACAAGTTCGCTCACCTGAATGAGGCGGTGTTGTCCGAAGGGCTGGCGGAGATCACCGCGATGATCCTCACGGACGTCTTCAAGGAGACGCGGGGGGCCTTCACGGCGTCCATGCAGGAAGCGATCGTCCGCGCCATGCAGGGCGCCGTCCGGCATCGGTGCGCCGACTTCAACGTTGACATCGCGTTCAACTTCCACGATCCCCAGGTGCAGGCGGCGCTCAAGGCGTATTGCGGGAAGCAGATCGCCGGCATCGACGAGACCACCCGGCGCACGGTTGCGGCGATCATCGGACGCGGCAAGGCGGACGGGCTCTCATACTCGGAGATCGCCCGGCGCATGGTCAAGCGGTTCGACCAGTTCGGCGACCCGGCACCGCAGAAGCACATACGGAACAGAGCTGAGTTGATCGCCGTCTACGAGCTCGGACAGGCGTACGAGTCGGCGGGCCGGCAGACGGTGAACCGGTTGAGCGCGAAGGGCATCCCGATGGAGAAGTCCTGGCTGACCGTTGGTGACGACCGGGTGTCGGCACTCTGCCGGAACAACCAGGACGAGGGCTGGATACCGCTCGAACAGCCGCACCAGTCCGGGCACCAGCAGCCGTGCGGGCACCCGGCATGCCGGTGCTGCGAGTTGTATCAGGTGGCAGGAGGCGACGAATGACCGGCCTGACCGCACACCTCGCAGGCTGGCGCCGGTTGGAGGACGTCGACGCACGAGATCTATCAATTCCTATCAATTTCTCGCAGATTGATAGATCGGAGGCTGAGGTATGACGCGAACGATCCCCTCCCGCCCGTGGGACGGCAAAGGGGCCATCCCGGATTTCTACATCGACACCGCAGGCAGGAAACAGATATACCGAGTCCGAGACTTCCACGACGATCTCGATCCAGATTGGCGCAAGAGGGCAGCCGACGAGGTCACTGCGTGGGCGCTGGCAACCGGATTCTGTGAGGGGGACGAATGACCCCCGACCTGGCGACCGTCACGACGCGCGAATTGCTCGACGAGATCGAGATCCGGTGCAAGAATCGCCCGTGTTATGGGGGCAATCCTCCGCCCGTCGTCGATCCTGTAGAGATCCCCGGCGCTCGGGTGACCATCATAGAAGGCCGCCGGCCAGCATCCCGCAGGGGGCCGCCTCCGCTGGAAGAACCGATCAACATGTACGACGCGATTGTGACGAAGCCGACAGAGCCACGCGGGCAGTGGTCCGATCGCGAGATCGCGATCCTGAAACGATATTACGGGCGCGTTCCCTGCAACAAACTCCGCGACTACGTACACCACTCAATTGATGCCTGTCACCGCGAGGCGGTAAAGCTCGGACTGGCAAAACCAAATGGTTAACTATTTTTCATTAACTCTTATATACTAGGTTCGAGTCAGACATTACCAATGGGCACATTTGACAGGATCAGGGGGCTGTTCGGCACGCCGGCATTCATCCGGCTTCGACAAAACCCGATCGCCGATCTGCCGGGGGAGTTCTGCAACGACCCCGACGGCGACGAGTGGCATTCGATCTGGATGGGGTTCTTCTCCCCACTCGACCGGGAACCGTTCGACACCAACCTGATCCCCGTCTCGTATCCGGCAGGCGTCCGGGAGTACGTGCTCCGGGAGTACCATTATTATAGGTTCGGTCGGTGGCTCGGCCGGCTCTTCCTGCTCGTTCTCGGCGCGTATGTCGCGACGAACACGATCATCCCGGTGGTGTTCTGAATGGACGACGACCAGGGGCGGTACGCGCCGGAGTTCGCCGATCGACCACGATGGCGCCCGCCCCACCCACCGACACCGACCGACCCTGTGGGGCTGACCGACTGATGGAGATCACCACGGCTGGGTATGCCGTTCTCCGCGCCCGCGTCATTGCCGCCTGGCGGTATATGGCCATCGTCGACTCCGACGGCCGCGAACTCTGCCGGCTCGACTGTGCGACGGACCCGCGCGTCACCGTGACCGACACGGCCGTCGCCACGCGCGTCGTCTATGAAGTCCGGCTCCGGGGCGGCGATGCCGAGTTCTCCAGCATTCTCCCCGTCCGCATTGCCGGCTCGGTGCTCTACCTGGCGGACACCGGCGGCGAGCCCGTCTCGCGCGTCACCGTCCCGGTCGGCACGCTCACCGAGACAACCGACGGCATCATCCACACGCACACGGCGTTCCTGCCCGAGCGCCCCGTTTCCGAGGTGATATAAACCATGAGTATTTCCCGCAACTACCCGGTGAAGCCCTTTTCGCCGGAGACGCATCTTGCGTCCGGTATCGACGCAGTCGCGACCACCATCGTCCTGAACGACGCCACCATGCTCCCGGAGGCGCCGAACCTTGCCGTCATCGAGGACGGCGACAACTCCGAAGTCGTGCTCTACACCACTCGCGACGCCAACTCAATCGGCGGGTGCACGCGCGGGTTCGTGACCGACGGCACGCGCGGCATCGCCCGCACGCACGCGGCGAACACGCCTGTCGCCCGGTACATCAGCTCGTATGACCTCAACACCATCATGGCGAACGAGTCCTACCTGTTCAGTCAGCAGGCGATCGGCGTCCAGTGGGACCGGGGTGCGGACGACACCACCGCGCTGCAGCTGATCGACGTCGACGGCAACCCGATCGAGACGCTGCCGTTCGGCTCGTTCGACAACCACAGGACGTATCGCGAGATCCGGCGCTGCATTCTCTCGACGACCGGCACGCCGACGTTCGGCACGAACGCGCGCGGCGACGGGCTGACGCTCGACGGGTCCGCAGGACGGGTCATGGTCGCAATCCCGAAGTTCTGGGTCAAGGCGGACAACCCGTCGACGGGCGTCTATCGCTGGTGGATCTCGCCGATCGACCTCTCCGGGTTCGAGGTCCACCCGGCCTTCCGGCAGCGCGGCGGCAAGGAGCGCGAGTACATCTACGTGTCTGCGTATCAGGCGAACCTTCTGACCCGGGACTTCCCCGCGCACAAGTCCGCGACCCTTGCGCTCCACTCGAGGACGGGCGAGCAGCCGGTCACCGGGAGCGGGGCACTCGTCACGCTACCGTTCACGAGCGGCGGGACCACGGCACCGACGATCGGCGAGACGATGACCGGGGCGTCGACCGGGGAGACCGGGATCGTGGTTGACTGGAACGTCACCTCGGGCACCTGGGCCGGTGGCGACGCGGCCGGGACGATCATCCTGCGGCAGGTCGGAACGTCGCTCGAGAGTGAGAACCTCAACGGGTCGATCGCCGGGGCGAACTGCCTCACCGTCGGGGCACAGACTCCGATCCTGCTGCCGATGACCGAGGCTCGGACATATGCCGAGAACGTCGGCAGCGGCTGGGGGCTGATCAACGTCTGGACCTGGTCCGCGATCGTCCTGCTCCAGATGGTCGAGCACCAGACGATGAACATGCAAGCCGTGCTCGGGCGCGGAGTCTCGGACCTCCCAACCGGCGATGCGGTCTTCGGCGGGCGGATCAACGGCTACGGATCAGCCGACGCGACCATCGGCACAAACGGGACCGGCATGGCGCTCGGCACGAACGGTCAGACGCCGATCGTCTGGCGCGGCATCGAGAACCTCTGGGGCAACATCCAGACGTTCGTCGACGGCGCCACGGCCGACGCCTCGGACCACCGGGTCAAAGTCATTCCCCGCGGCGGCACGACCCTGCCGATGGCAACGGGGTCCGCTCGCGAGATATCGATCGGCCCGCTGGCATCGGTCCCGATGATTGGGGGGTACATCAACGACCTCCTCTGGGAGCCCCTGACCCGCCTCCTCTTCCTACCGTCGACGGCGACCGGGTCCGTCGGGACGTTCACCTGTGACTACTACCTCGACCCCGGGGCGGAGGGGTGCATCCTCTGCAACGGCGGCTTCGGCTGGTTCACGGGATCGTTCAACGGGCCGTTTGCGATCGACTTCTCGAAGGGTCCGGCCGACGGCGCGAACGTCCTCGGCGCCCGCCTCGAATACATCGGCCCCGAGGGCGCGAGCCCGACCACGGCATCGGTCACCCCCGGCGGCGGCGGAGATCCGATCACCATCCCCGCCCCGGTCGCGGTGACCACCCCGACAGTCACCCCGGACAACGTCTCACCGACAACCCCCGTCCCAGCGGCGACCAACCCGAGCACCCCGAACACCGACCCGCCGGTCTATGTCGTCCCGGCGCAAACGGTCCAGGACGGATCGCTTTTGGGCGGGAACTTTGGGTACGGGTACAACCCTGCCGAGTCGGGTGTTGTGCTCAAGTGGGACGCGGGCCTTCTGAACGTCAATGCAACGACGTTCCTCATGACCGGGCAGACGACCCCGAAAGAGGGTAAGTCCTTTACGACGTCGTTCGGTTATCATCTCTTCCGCATGCCGGGCGGGTTCGGCGCTGAGAATTATGTCTCCGCCGGCGTTCCCCAGGGCGCAACAGTGACCGGGTTCACGGTCAAGCGGTACGGCTGTTACACAGGCGCGCCGCCGGCCACCGGGCGCGACCTGAAACTGTTCCTCCGGTTCACCGATCCAGATACACCCGGGGGGTGGATCGACTCGGACAACTATGCGAAATTAACCACCGACTGGCAGTACCATTCTGACGCGGCGGGCCACGGGATCTACCTCACCTCCTATGGTGGCGAGAACGACCTCTGGGGGCTGTCCACCGGACAGATCACACCGGCGATCCTGAACAACGGCGGCGTCCAGGTCGTGCTCCAGGTCGAGAGCCTGGCGAATGGGGGCACGGCGGGCGACTTCCGGATCTATGCCCTGCAAGTCGAGATCACATACGAGGTGTAGGCAGTGGCACAGGTCACGATGTACCCGGGGATGATCAACTCCCCGGAGACCGTGCTGACCGCCGCCGTCGACGAACTGGCGACCGTGCTCCACCTCGCGGACGCGACGAAGCTGCCGGCCGCGCCGAACATCTGCACGCTCGGGCTCGGTGCCGATGCCGAGACCGTCTCGTATGCACTTGACGCGGTTGACGGCGTGCTCACGGTCACACGCGGCGTTCAGGGCACCGCGCGCCCGTGGGCCGTTGGGACAAAGGTCGCACGACGGATCGCCGAGATGGACATCGCGGCGTTGCAGGCCAACGTCGCCGATCATGAGAGCCGGATCGGTGGCGGCAGTCTTGACGATCTCTCCGACGTCACCATTACAACCCCAACCACCGGACAGGTAATCGCGTATAACGGAACGGTGTTCGCAAATGCCGATCCGACCGGCGGTGGTGCGGAAGTTTGGACTGAGGTAACCGATGTTACAGCATCACCACCAAGTACGAGCACCCTTACTCTTACAGCCGATTTAACTGCAACCATCAAGCCCGGAATGCCGATTAAATTCATCGTTGATGGCGATCCGTATTACGCCATTTGCACGGCGATTACATCAACACTGTTGACTATTGCCGGTGCTCCAATCGAGGGTGCGATTGATGCTCTGTATTATGGTGATCCTGCAAGAGTGATCATATTCCCCGTGCTCATTCCGGGATATTACGAGGATGCAACCGACACGACGTTGATGGCAAATGATCTCGGGTGGGCGTACTATTGGCCGAATGTTGCGGCATATCTGGTAAGAGTATCGGCAAAAACCCGCGTCGCGGACAGTTCGTCAAATGGTGTGGTAAATGCTCGAATTAACAGCACCGATGTTCTATCAACTGGGTTGACGTTGGCGAATACGAATGTTACAACATCAGTTGTTCAAATTGCAGCGGCGGCGTATGATGTTCAATTTGGCGAATTAATCGAAGTGTCTGCGACAAAAGGAACTGGAGGGGACGCACAGGATCTTAGCATGATTCTGACGTTCGTTATACCATGATTGCAGCATGTGTTGGACAAGGTGCAGCGCTCCGGAGGCCGGACACCTATACCAAATCCCTCCTCCGGGGAGATGGGAACGGACAGACAATCCACGACCTAGCCGGTAAAACGTGGACGAATAACGGAAACGTATCTCTGACACAAACCAACCGCAGGTTCATCGGAAACGTGATCTATCTCGATGGGACCGACGACCATCTGACGACTCCGGCGGGGAGCTCGGGAGATTTCATCATAGACGCGAACGTGAATTTTACGATCGAGTTCTGGCTATATGTCACGCGGCAGTCTGTAAGTCAGGTGGTAATCGAAAACTGGGGGATCAATCGCGCCTGGTCGTTTTTCTACAATGCGAATAACACGCTCTTAGTTCAGTTATGGAACAATACCGATGGTAATCTTATGGCCTATCATATCTCCCCCGTCCTCTCGAGCAATTGGCACCATATCGCACTCTCCCGAACTGGCGGGAGCACGATCAAGAGTTTCCTTGATGGGGTCGCGTTCGGCACCTCATCAAGCGCCCTAGCGGTCTGGCGATACAGTGACCACATAATTGATATCGGGGCCCACAACGGGGGCAATATGGCCGGATATATCCAGGGATTCAGATTTACGAAGGGGGTCGGGCGGTATTCTGCCGATTTCGTCCCCCCAACTAGGAGATACTGATTATGTCACAATTTGAACGCCATTTCACATCTATGTCCACTTCGCTGATCTTCGAGGTGGAGAACTGCCGGTATATCGATGAGGCCGCATACGTGCCCTATCTGGACTGGCTCGCGGCCGGAAACGTCCCGGAGCCGATGTCCGGGGATCGGTTTATAACGATCGTTAACGGTGTTCCGGTGGAAGATCCGAACAAAGCCGAAATTCTCGCACAAGAGGAATACGATCGTCTCCACCCACCACCAACACTTGAAGAGCGGTTGGAAGCGGCGGAAGCATTGATCGTTGAACTTCTCAAAGGGGGTACATAATGGCGTCCGATGCAACAATTAAATTCTTAAAATTGCAATGGAAATTGAAGAAGATCACTGAAAAGGATCTTGATGAAATTGAGTCTGGTGGTAAGAAGATGGATAAACTTACCAAGGCTCAGAAAAATGCAATCAAGGCCGAACCTCAAACCGGTGATCTGCGTGGTAATTAAACGGGTGGGGGCAATCGGAAACCGTTATCTGGCTGATTATCGAGCGACCGCAACGGCAGCAGAGACGGCATTACAGGCGGCACGGTGAACAAGTCGGCGGTCACACCGTCGACCGCCACGTCGAACTATGCGCCGCCAATGAACCCCTCTTGCCGGCACAGCGCAACCAGCCGCGACCAACCGCGCCCTCTCCCGGCCGATGAGCCACGCCGGGCTGATGCGGGCGGTGTGCGCGTGAGTGGTCGGGCAAAACGGGCATAACATTTTTAAAGAGTAATTCGTTCAAGTTAACCAGATATGGTTAACTCGGGCGGCACGTTGACTGAGGCGTTCGTCTCCGAGGGAGACTGGACCCCGCTCGGCGAGGCCGTGGTCGGAGAGGACGGCACGATCCCGATCAAGATCATCGGGCCGGGTTGGTCCCTGAACGGCCGGTACTATTCTGAGAAGTTCCTGCGCGAGGCGGCAGCGCTGTACACGGCCGGCACGAAGGACTTCTGGAACCACCCCGGCCCGGTGCAGCTGCGCGAGCAGCCATCGGGCGATCTGAACGCGCTGGCGGCGGTGCTGTCAGAGGACGCCCGGTACCTCGACGAAGGGGACGAGGGGGCGTTCGACGGCAGCGGGCTGTACGCGCGCGTGAAGCCGGTGGGGCAGTACCGTGACCGTATCGTCGAGCTGGCGCCGTTCATCGGCGTGAGTCACCGGGTGGTCGGGCGGCAGAAGATGGGCGAGGCGGAAGGCCGGCGCGGTATGCTGGTCGAGTCCATCAACCGGGTGATCAGCGTCGACTTCGTCGCGACACCCGCCGCCGGCGGGGCCGTGATGGCAGAAGCAGAGGAGGAGCACGAGGACATGACGGAGAATCTGGAAGAGGCGGTCGCGGCAGCAGTCGCCCCGCTCAACGAGGCGATCGCGACGAAGGACGCGACGATCGCGACGCTGACCGAACAGGTCGGCGCACTGACAGCAGAACTCGGGACCGTGAAGCAGGCGGCGGTGATTGCCGAGGCGGCGGCAATCCGCTCAGACGAGCTGGCAAAGTCGGCGCTGCCGGATGCGGCGAAGGCTCGCGTGGACGTGCCGATCGGCGAATCGTTCGACGCTGACGCTTATCGCGCGGCAATCGTCGAGGCGATCGCGACCGAGGCGGCGTATATCGCGTCGGTGATGGCGGCAAAGCCGGTGGACGGCACGGGTGTGAGCATCGCGGAGGGTGACGGGGCGCTCGCCATCGTGCGAGAACTCCGCGCGGCAACGGGGAGGTAAGGAGCTATGGCAATCAGCACTATTGCAGGCGTGGAGGGCGGCGGCGGCGTCAAGCTGACGTGCATCCTCTACGAGGGCGCGAACACGGTCACTGCGAATGTGTTCGGCCCGGACGGGTATCACGACACGGGGATCACCAAGGCGGCGGCGATCCGGAAAGACCAGTGGGTCCAGATCGACGGCGCTGCAGACAACACCTACGATGCGACGAACGGCCTGCCGGTCGTCGAGACGCTGGCACAGAACGCGGTCGTCATTGGCAAGGTCATCTCCGAGCCGAAGTGGGTGAACACCCCGACGGCGAACACAGTCAGCTGGGCGGGAGACCTCGCGGGCGGCTGGTTCCGTGTCGCCACGGTCTGGTTCCCGCAGTTGATCGGCGTCGCAAAGGTGATGGTCGACAACGCCAGCACGGCAGCGATCGTGCCCGGCGTGGTCGGAACGGTCAGCATCTCGGCTGGCGGGTCGAACGCCCGTGCCGCAGCAGGCGCGGCCGAGACGCTCGAGATCGTGGATGTCGCCAACGGCGGCACGGGCATTGTTCCGCTCACCTACGTGGCAGCGGACGGTGTTGATGTCTCGCTGCTCGTCGGGTTCAACGGCGCATCGGTCCTCACGGGGGCCTGAGACATGACAAACAAGATGAGTGGAACCAACGCACGGTTCCTGCAAACGCCCGTGGTTCTCTCCGAGATCATGCGGGTGATGGAGCCGAACCTCGTCGCACTCGACATGATCCCGGCCGTTGACACGGGCGGACAGCCGGTCGTCTACGGGGTCAAGGGCTCGAAGTCGGCGGATGCGAAGAAGCAGCAGCCGCGCATGATCACACCATCGGCGAAGTTCGCCGAGGTGCAGATCAGCCGGATGACCAAGGCGACCGCGATCACGTCGGCGGAGGGGCTGTCGATCCGGTTCGACAAGTCCGCGCTCACCCTGCCGGCAGGCAAGGACATGATCGCCGACGGGCTCGCGACGGTCGGCTACTGGATGGCCGAGTATCTGAACACGGCCATCTACCAGGCGCTTGACGCCGGGTCGACGGACGACGGGATCGCCCCGACGGCCCAGTGGGACCAGCCGAACGCGACCCCGATCCTCGACCTGCTGAACTTCAAGAACGCGATGATCCGTGAGGGATACCCCTACCGGATGACCGACATCTTCGTTGACGGCACGAACTTCTCGGAGCTCGAGGCGTTCCTCATCGGCTCGGAGCTGCCGGCCTACCAGAACGCCGTGCTAAACATGCCGCTGACGGATCAGATCGTCATCCCGATCGAGGGCAAGCCGGTCGTTCACCGCATGCTCTCCGGCGTCACGCATGGCGACATCCTCGGTATTGACGCCAGGAACAAGACGATCGCGGCGCTCTACTACCACAATGACGCGACCTTCGGCACGCCGGCGACGATCACCTACGAGACGGTGACCAACGGCTCGCCAGTGACCAAGACGGTCAAGAACTTCGGGCTGAACGTGCACACCTACTTCGAGGACGAC